AAAATACCACTCTGATTGTCATTAGATTTTAATTCTATAAATATATTGCCAGTCTCTTTTGCTTTCTTATCGTACTTGCACTCAATCTTTTTATTAGTTTCAGCAATATAAATATCATAGTCAGAAAACTCTGATGGTATTCTAGTAGCTGTTGGGTATCTTTTTTGTATCATTAGACACAACCTGCTTTCAAATTCGTTGCCAGTTTCTAAATCTTTATGAAATGAACTCATCTAATTGTGTTTATTAACTTTCTAGTTGTAGGGTTGTTTTTTAAAATGTCGTAAAATATGTATGCAATTTCATCTGGGTTATCTAAAAAGAATTGATAAATTTGTGTTTCAAATTGAGCCACTACTCGTTCCTCATCAGTATCGTTAGCAAGTGGATTGCCCTCTTGATTTAGGTGCGCCTCTCTTACACAACCATGTAAAATTTCATGCAGGTTAGTTTTACAACTATCCTCATCAGTCAATGCGTTCTGAATTAATATAGTTTGTGTTTTAAAGTCATATTCACCAAAACTATCTAACAACCTATTGCTAACAAACTCTGGCAATACATACTTAATAAATAATTTACTAACTGAACCTAACTTAACTGTTCTGTCTTTTCTTATATCCATTAACTAAGTCCTCAAATTTAACTTCGCCATTAGTTGCTTTTTCAATAGTTTCCATGAAATGCAGTCTTGGTATTCTTAGACCCTCAACCCATCTGCGTATGGTTTGTCTAGGATTCTGCCCAGTTACTCCAAATTGGGTTGCAAGTTCTTGTAATGTAAGATTATTGGTTTCTTTGTATTCTTTTAGTAACATATAATTTAGTACCTTTATTTAGGCCAAAAAGTCAATATCCAATTTGGCTATATGTACTAATTAGTGATTCGAGCCAAATTACAACACAATTTAGACATATTTATACTGATAAAAATTAGTGGTAAATTTTGACTGGACAAAACTAACAATATTTGTTTATAATTGGCTACATGAACTATTTAGGATTAATTGACAATGTTTAAGTTGAAAATGCACATATTAATGCAATATGGCTTTTGCAATCCACCTCGAAGTGGTTGAATATTATCTCAATATTTTTTTAAGATAAATTTCAACAAAATATGAGGTAAAACTAATGATTAGACAAAATAGTATAAAAAATATACTAAGAGAAAAAGGCATGACACAAAAAGAATTGTGTGAGGCTATTGGACAAGACCATATAAATTTTAATAAAATTATAAATAATAAACGTGGATTAGACCATCACATGGCACATAAGGTTGCAGAGGTATTGGGTGTGCAGTGGTTTCAAGTGTATGAACCAATGAACTCAACTTTAACCATTCATGGTCATATTGATTTCAGTGATTTAGAAAATCCACATATTAGATTAATTGACCCCATTGAGGACAAACGAGAACAAATTATATTGCATAATTATCTTGATGACCCAGATAATATTATCTGCATACATTATTGTAATACTAATGCAGTTTTCTTAATGAGAAAAAACAAAAAAGAAAGTTACCCAAGTGTTGATGGTTTACACTATGCAAAACTAAAAGATGGCTCACTTAAATTATTTGTAATGCACAATGGTGTTATAAGAAGATGGTGCCCTCATACATCATTAGAAAATAAAGCATTAAGGCAAAAACCAAAGATACAATATAGTATTCCAGTATCTAGAGTTGATTATGATTTTGTTAAAGGTGTGGACTAAGCCACACCTTTTTTTAGTCTTTAAGTACAGATGTAATTTTTAACATCATTTGTTTTAATTGTTTGCAATCATTTTCTGCTAAAGCATATAAAGAATCATCATTCATGTTGTAAAAATCTACATAAATAAAGCTATCTAAATATTTACTGTTTTTATCTATTACTTTTTGCAGTTTGGCTATAGTTTGTGCTTTTGTCATATCTATTTTACCTTTCTGATATGTCTTTGAGTTGTGCAGACTTGCCATTTGCTAAATGAGTTGCCAGTCTTTTCTTTAATTACTTTACTGGCCACTCTACCTACATCAGACATAATTGTTTTTTCAGTCCAGTTATCTCTGACATATTTAATCAATGCACCTTTTGTCATTTTACTATCAGCAGTAATGACCTCAGATAACATCTCATAAACTTTTTCTTTTGTTTGCTCTCTATTGAGTCCTCTTTGCTCATCAGATAATTTTACAAATGGTGTTAAATCTAACTTGTATTTTTGTAACAGTTTATTAAAAATATCTACATTGAACCTAGAACAAATAGTTGCATGGTCTAAATTTGCTATCCAAAAATGTAATGTATCATTATGACAAGACACATCATTGCAACTTACGTTTGGAACTTTTTTTAATAAACTTTTAACCTGCTCCATTGTGGGTCTAAAATATTTTTCTTTAGGGTTATATGTAATCATTGTGTATTTACCTTTTTTTTTATATGTACATATTATACTATATTGGCTACATTGTACAAGTTATTGTTTAATTATTTTTAAGCTATATATAGCCTCAAAAATTGCACGAAAATTTACCTAAAAATTAAAATTGTAAATATTTAATTGAAAATGTGTACTTATCTGACTAACTTGTAGACATAAGACGAATCATTTTTTTTTTATAAATATTCCTTTAATGGTTCGTCTTACTAAACAAAGGATAAAAAAAATTATGAATAAATTTACTTGGTTAGAAATTATAGAAGTGACTTTAAAAATGTTTTGTTGCATTGCTTTTGTACCTGCTTGTTATTTTATTTTATTAGTTTGCATTGAACTACAAAACTCAATGGTAGGTGCGATTGTCTAAGAAAAAAAAAGTTTCCCCCCCAAACGAGGAAAAGGATAAGACTACTGAGACTCCTTTTAAAATAAAACAATCAGTGGTCTTATCTGAACCTAACAGAGATATAACTCAGCTATCATTAATAGAACAAGAAAAGTTAAAAAGAAATTTTGTAACTGGTGAGGAATGGGCAAGGCAAGATATTGAATGGCTAAGTAACTCATCAATTAATATGCCAAACTTTTTATGGTTTATGAAGTACATCATATTAAGAGAGCATAAAAGAAAGATGGAAAGAAGTGCCAGAATGGAATGGGGAAAGTGGTTAGGTGAGTGGGCAGGATTAGTAGCAACTGATTATTGCAACATTGACCAAGCATGGGCATTTATAGTTGATAGTTCAAAAAGATATATTCCAAGTACAGTAAATGAACATGATGGTGAGATGAATGAATATTACATGACGTTTGGTAAACAAATGCTAACTGAAATTGTATATCAAATTAGATATGAAAAAAGAGATGGTGAAACAATACAATTAGAAAGACCAATTTATTATGTGATTGATGGCATTAATATCATGTGGACTGGTTTTATTGATATTGCTTATGTAGATAGCAGTGGAATCCTGCAACATTGGACTGAATTAAAAACACAATATCCAAAAGTAGGTGGTTTTTACAAAAAAGATTATGTAGTTAAAAAAGTTCTTAAAGGTAAAAAGGGTGAACGAATATGGAAATTTCCTAGTACCCCAAATGAACCTAAAAGTTTTCATTTAAATCAAATGAGTATCTATGGTCATGCTGAAAATGTCTTAGGTGATATGCTTTATGTAACTCCAAAAGATTCAAGATTTTTTAGACATGATGATTATGAAGAATTGCAGTGGGATAGATTAAAATTTGAAATGGAAAGCATTAAAGACAAGGCAATGGTAAGGCAAACACTATTACAGATGTCTGATGACCCCCTTAAAATTATTAAACTTGTACCACCAGAATATGACCATTTGTTCTTTAAGAACATTGAGCCAGAGTACAAGCAAATGATTTACGATATTTACAACAATAACAAAAAGGCAAGTTAATGACTGAAAAAAAACAAACAAAACCTAAAGAGGAAACTGTTTTAATTAAAGACCTCAATATGTATCAGAAAATTCATTTAGCCATTGAGAAATGTGCTGATGTGAAAAAGAAACAGACTGGTATGGGTTATTCAGCAGGTTCATACAATGATGTTCAGCAAGTTGTTAAAGAGGCTTGTCAATTTGCAAGGTTAGTTTTAACCCCAACTTGTTTCTTTGAGATAACTGATGACAAGATGATGATAGCAACAGTTGTATTAAATATAACTGATATGGATAATTGCTATAAAGACGATAATGGTAGAAATATGCACCATACACATAGGTGTGGCGACATAAAAGTACCACAAGTATTAAAAGGTAATCAGAACGACCCAAAGGTTAGTGGTTCACTAATGAGTTATGGGTATAAGTACCTGCTACAAAAATTCTTTCTATTAAACATAGAAGAATCTCAAGACTTAGATTTTGAGCAAAGTTCAAGTTCATCAACAGATGGGTTTGATTTAAACAAACTAAAATAGAGGAAAGTTAAATGGCAGAACCATATAATGTTCTTGAAAAGGGTGATGTAAAACTCTTTAAAAAGAACCCTAAAAAAACTCAAGACAATCACCCAGACCTCAAGCCAGTAGGCTATGATGGTGAAATTTGGGACACAATCAAGTTTGATAGTGCACTATTAGAAAAGATTAATGCTGACAAAGGCATTGTTCAAGTTGCTATCTATGTTCAAGATGATGGTCTTAAAGTTATCTTTAAACCTAAATGGGTAAATCCAAACCCAAAGCATAATGCAGGTGGTCAAACACCAACACCAGACGCACCTGCAATATCTGATGGTGATATAGATGATGAGATTCCTTTTTAATGCAGTACGCACTAGACATACTTCATAAAGCAGGAAACTTAATATCTGGCGATAGAAAACGTACTCATGGCGATTTTATTGAGAACCATGAGAACATTGCAAAATTATGGTCTGGGTATCTGGGTGTAGATTTATCTGCCCTAGATGTCCTTACCATGATGTCTTTACTTAAAGTTGCTCGAACTAAAGCAGGTGATTACGACCCAGACAATTACATAGATTTGATTGGGTACTCAGCATTAGCAGGACAATTAGCAAGTAAATTAGATGAAGAAAAGAAAGATAACGTGCATGACTGAGAATAATAGACTGCAATCAATTTTAATTAAAACTTATGTGGGCGCAGAGGGTGGTGGTCAATATAAAGTTCATGCAATTTTTGGGTTTTCAGAGTTTGATAAAAAGGGCAATCCGATAATAACTGAGATAATGATTAAAGTAAGGCCAGAGGATAGTTTAATTTCCTCAATGGTAAAAGAAAGCATAATTAGTTTTAATAAAGCAGTAGAGGGTGTTGGATTTGAAACACAATGCCAGAACATATCTAAGTCTGGCTTTGTTGGTGTAATATGTAATTATTTTTTAAACAACATAGACGCAATCTCTAATTTTAGAGAGGACTTTGTAATATCTAAAACTTTAATGTTAGACCCACAAAATCGGTTATCTACTAACTATAAAGAAAAGGATATTTATTAATGCCAAAACAGAATGTGCCTAAATATACAAATCAAAGTGTAAGTCACCACAATATTTCTTTTAACCTTAAAAGACCTAGAGCAATAGATATAGATAAAAAAATAGACAAAATCAGAGCAAAGTTAGAGATAGATAGACGCAAAATATATTCTGATAAAGTAACTCAAAAAATACTAAATGGTGAAAAAAACTGGTATGTGCCCAAAAATACTGCGACCAGAGGTGATGTATTAGAGACTGTTGTAAACTACTATTTAGACCATGTTGAGTGAGGAAAAGACCTGCATAACGTGTGGCACTAAATTTATGATACACCACCCTGCCCAAAAACGTAAAAAGTATTGTGGTGATAGATGTAGCAAGTCTTGGACACAAAAAGTTAAGAGAGATGTATTAGATGATGACACTGAAACATTTAGTGGCGAATCATGAACCCAGATGACGAATATGGGTGGCTACACCCATAGAAAATAATACTTGATTAAAAATTCACTTTAAGTAAATATTGTAGCCAGACTTGGTGAACTCTAGGTAAACTTTTTGTTTTTTACTCAGTTTTCTCGAGGTTTTTAGGCAATAACAATCTAACTGGCTTATTCACGTCAATGTATTTCGCCTCAAAAACCTTAGTTTTTTTGAGTTTCTTGCAAAAAGAATCACACACAAAAGTTGGATAAACCTACGATTTTAGCCATTGTCTAAAGGCTTTGTCAATTACTGGGTAAATAGTAATCATTAAACAATTTGCCACTATTGACAATATGGCTACGAATGGTAAGTTAGTAGCCAGTTAATAACAATATAGACAAAGGAGTCTAAAATGAATGATACTAAAGAAACAGAAACAGCTTTTGTTTTATTAAATACATCTAATTGGCACCAATACCAAAGTTATAGACCAAGAGAATTTGGCACTGGTACTAAGAGTGTTTTTTCTAGTAAACAAGCAGGTCAAACTGCAATCAATACAATGTTAAAAAGATTGAATAAACGATTAGTAAAAGCTGAAACTGAATCAAACACTTTCAGAATTGACCAAATTAAAAGAGACATTGAAAGTATAAAAGTTCTTGAGGTTGTTGGTTATAATTATTTTTACGACAATGAGCCAATGGTTATAAGAAAAGACGCAAGAACTGGCGAGACTTTTACTGAAAGACTAAATACACCTTATTATTTAAGTCCAAGTAGTGAAACTTATTATTCAACTTAATATTAATTTTATCTTGCACCCCATACTAAATGGTGGGGTGAGAGATACAATTAAGTATCAGCACATAACAGAAAGTATATAGGTGTTACTATGAGACTACAATTTATCAAATTAATGAATTGCATGAAAGAGCATATAAGTAACGACCCCTATGTTTCTGACGTGCAAGTACAACAATATAGAAGAATGTTAAAACTAAATCTAAAAGAGCAAGATGAGGTTTTATATAAATTAACTGAACAAGCAAACATACAAGCAAAAAGGAATCAAAATGGTGGATAATTTAGAAGTATTAAACACTTGGTATGACAAGTTGCATGGTTCACCCATTTACCAATTAAAAAATGGTAAGGTGCAAACGTACATACAAATAGATGGCAAAGAAACTGACAATGGTAAAGTTCGATTTACTACTAATACGCAAGACGCATTAATAAAGAAAATTAAAAATGTTATTAAAGATGTCCAAAGTGGTAAAATCATTCTCAAACAAGATGTAGAAAAAAAATCAATTAACTGTCCTGCATTGATAAATAGAATGTTGCAAGAACTCCATGACGATTTAAGAACTAATAAATATGTGAAAAAAAGTAAGGCTATTGAAAAAATAAATATCTTTGAAAAGATTTTAGAAATAGTTTACTCACATAATGAGTTGTCTGCCACACCTATTAATATGTGGACTATGAGGCATTGTGATTTATTTAGAAAACAAATTGCAACTGTTTCAAAAAAATCAACTCCAAGTGTGAATATAAAATACTTTAATAAATTAGAAAACTTATTATCGTTTGCACAAATTCACTACAACCTTGAAAACAATGTTGTGACTGATTATAGGCATAACAAAAGTGTTATTAGCAATGGTTATTTCAAAGTTAGCAGACGTGAACGTAAACTAATTCTTAAAACATTAATGAGTGAATGGTCTATTGCTAAAATGCGTTCTTACTTTCAAAGCATTAAAGATAAAGATTATATATGGTATATGCTGATTTATGTGTTGGCTAACACTGGGGTAAGACGTTCTGAACTGTTTGGTTTTAGATATAATGATTTTACTTACAGTTCTAATGACCAAAGTTATTTAACTGTATGTGGTCAGATTGATAGAGATGGAAACAGACTAGAATTTACTAAGACTGAATCAAGTGATTATAGGCAAATACCTATTGGTATGGGTTTGGCAAAGAAGTTAAAAGAATACATAGATACTATGAAAGCAAACCCCATGATAAGTAACCCAGAGGGTATTTTGTTTCCTATGCTTAATGGATTTAAAATTGGTTCTAAAACTAAAGTGGGCAATGCCTCTTACTATAAAGCACCAACTGGTAGAAGTAGATTAGCTGAAATGATGACTGGGGATTATGAGTTGCCTAAAGGATTAGCATTTCATTTCTTTAGGTCTTGGATTGCAACCCAGTGGGCTAAATATCAAATATATAATGAGTTTATGATTTCTCGTTATTTAGGTCATACAGATATGAATACTACTAAAGATA